TCTTCGGAGTGTTTTCTACCATACATTGAATTTGTATTATTTTTATAAAATTCTTTTAGCGATTCACTCATTTTCTTTTTTGTTTCTTCTGAGAATTTTTTACCTTTATGTGACTCACTCATTTTCTTTTTTGTTTTTGTGGAGAATGGTTGTTTCTTTTTACCTTTATTTGCTCTACTTATTTTTTCTCTAGTTTCTTTTGATACTATATCTGATGATGAACATTTATTACTACAATAGATGGATTTATTTTGTTTTGACAAATATGGGTTTTTGCAAATTTTACATGATTCAGAATAACTATACCAATTCCAATATCCATCTCTCCATTGATTTTTATTTAATGAATAGGTTAGTTTTTCTAAGTTGTCCCAACATATTTTCATTTTTCTATCTCGTATAATAGATTTTTTAACTCCTCGTTCTTATTTATATTATTTAGAAAATCATTAATAAAACGTTCTCCTTCCTTAATTGTGTGGCGTCCACATGAGGTGATTCCGGTTGCGATGTTCACATTAAAAAACCGGCTATAAGGAACGGCCATGGCTCCGAAAAAACTGTTTAGTATTGCTTTTAGTGCCCATTGATATGAGAATAACTCTTGTGCTCGTTCCAATACACCATCTTTTTCTTTACCCTCATGCATTTGTGATGCTTGTAATCTTAATTTACTCATTAGATCTTTAATTTCTTTTCTTTTAAAGAATACATTTCGTTCTACTTCTGCAATAACACCTTTTTTTGATGTGGAGAATATTGAACCACAAGGTGCAATTGCAACTAGACCTCGTTTCAATACTTTGTTAAAGTTCCTCAATTTCTTTCCTTCCATTTTTATAATACCTGTATTTTCTTTAAACATATCAAATGACATAAATTCTCTATTTTTTACACAGTTGATAACATAACTTTCTTTTAAGCCCATAATTCTACCAATATATGTTTCAACTGACATATTCAAAGTTATGATATGTGATGGATAAGAAGATGTAATATCTACAGAAGTTACCCAGTTGTGCATTCCTTTTTGTGGTTCTTTTACATATGCAGCTTCAAATGTCTCTTGAGTTCCGCCCATAAAAATAGGAGCACACAAGTTATTTCTCCTAAAATATGTCAACATTGCACCTTCAATCAATTGAGTCATTACATTATAATATTTCATTGGTGTTTTAGTTAGTAATGATAGTGCTTGAATAAGTTTTACATATCCAAGTTTGTCTTCTAGTTGATCTACTCGTTCACAATCTATTACATTATAATCAACATATAAATTCCAATTTCTTTCATATAAATCATAAAGACTATCATAATCAGAATAATCCAATTTACCTTTACCTAGTTCTACTTCTGAAACATATCCTAATGTATAGTTTTCTAGTTTGTTAGGAGAATACCATTTATATACACTAAAATAATCAAGAATACAAACACCAGCAATATCAATATTAATTTCATCACTATTCTTTTGTTTCCATGTTTTCACAATTTTTATTGGTGACATAAGAGGATGTGGACTTGTTTTGAATAATATTTTTGATCTATTTATTATATACGGTAAATCAAATCCCCAAATATTCCAACCACTCAAAACATCACAAGGATGTTTATGCATATATAGAAAGAATTTTTTTAATATATCTCTCTCGTCTTTACATTTAACATAATCAATACTTTTCATTTTTCCAGTATATTCTTTTGCACCAAATGATTTTGTTCTTTTTGTTTTATTATTTGTATAAGAAATAATTGTAATTGGATCTATTGCTTTTTTGGCATCAGGAAATCCTTTATTAGCAAGAACTTCTATATCAATTGAATACATTGTTAATGTTGGAACTTTTACTTCATCATCTGGAATCTCATAATATCGTTCAGATAAAAATTGAATTTCTGGTCTTACTTTATTTTCATAACAAAAATTATTCGATTGATAATCATAATAATCTTGATATGTATGGAAATCTTTTTTCATAACAGGATTGCCATCAATTGTTTGTGCATTTACTCGTTCACCAACTGATTTTACAAAAACATATGGAACCCATTGAAGTTTATCATATAAATCTTCACTATTTATTTGTTCCCATATATGTATTGTAGATTGTCGTGAATCATAAAAAGAATTCTTAAACATTTAATAATCTTCCCCCATTTTTCTAAATTCATTGATTGATTTATTTAGTAACTTTATTCCATCTTTGTTGTATGTGCAATAGCTTGGATGAATACTTGAAACATATTCAATATCAAATTCTCCACAATTTTCTATATAACCATTTCTTGATAAAATTCCAGAATCATAATTACCAATTGCGCCATTTGCATAATTACCAAGTACTATCATTCTATATGGATTAACAACCTTTATATATTTTCTCCAAATTTTCTTACAAGTAAAAATTTGATCTGTATTGGGTTTTAAATTCTTTTTACCATCTGTAGGACGACATTGCACACTATTGACTATCAAAAATTCTTCTTTTCTAAAACCATATTTTGACATAACATCCCATAGTGTTCTACCTGCTTTTCCTATGAATGGTTCATTGTTTTCAACTTCTTCTCTACCTGGTGCCTCACCTATTATAACATATTTTGATAGAGATGTCCAATATGGAGTAACATAACCACCACTATGTAATTTACATCTCTTACATTTTAGTATTTGTTCATCAAGAAGTTCAAGCATTCTAATTTGTTTGTTATCTAACATTTTATACTCCAGTCGATCCGAATCCAGCACTTCCACGCTCTGTTGGTATTAGTTCTTCAACTTCAATAATTTCTGGTATTATAATTGGCGATATAACTCCTTGTGCAATTCTATCACCAGTTTTTATTACAAAAATGTTATATTTATTGTTATTAACTATTGGTATCATTATCTCACCAATATAGGAAGTATCAATTGTTCCTATACCAATAGCAATATAATTAGGATATTTTTTTGATAAACCACTTCTTTGTCTTACTGTCATTTCATGATATTGTGGTATTTTAAATGATAATCCAGTTCTTACCATCGTTATTTGATTATAAACTATTCTATAATCTTCCACAGATGAAAAATCAAACCCCACATCACCTTTATATATATATTCTGGTATTACTGCATTTTCGTGTAACTTTTTAACATACAATTTTTCCATTATCTACTTCCCCTTCCAGTTTGTCTTCGTTGTATTTGCGCGGCTTCTCTTTCATCACCAGATACAGATCTATCCTGTATCCATTGTTCCATTTCTGTTTCATCATACATTTTTAAATTTCTAGCATCATAATATAGTTTAAACATTTCCCCAACTCTACCACCTAGACGATTTTTTACAATTTTACAACATAACTCATTTTGATATACCATATTGTCTTCATCCGTACCCATAATACACATTAGATCTGCTGTTGCTGGTAAACCTATTGACTCAGCAATATAGTTAAAATTGATTTCTTCAAAACCAACAAATGAACCTTCTCTGTTCAATTGACTTACAGAAACAACAGGAACTTCAAATTCAAATGAAAGAGCTCTCAGTTCTTCTGATATTCTTTTAACAGTAGAGTACATATTATTTTCAACTTTATATGCTGTTTTCATAAGATTTATATAGTCAGCATATATAATACCTATTTTGACACCTCTCATTAATAGTTCTCTTAAATATATTTTAAAATCTAATACAGATGCCTCACCTGTTGGAAATTGTTTTATATAAAGTTCACCTCTATCAGTATTAGTTTTTAATTCTCTTAGTCTTGTAACAAGTTCTCGTTTTTTTTCTGTCATAGTATACATTCTATTAATATCTAATAATGAGTATATACTATCAAATCTTTGAGCAAATGCTGTTTCTGACATTTCTAAGGTCATGAGTGCAACATTATGACCACGCAGAACTTGTCTTGCTGCAATGTTAGCAAGAAAATTACTTTTGAAACCATGTATTTTTGCGGCAAATATAGATAATGTAAATGGAATTAATCCACCATTTGTAAACTCATCTAGTTGTGGAAAATATGTTGGTATTCTTGTATCCACAGCATTGAATATTTCTCTAAGTCTTTTACCTAAATCACCAAAATAATTCAAACCCAAATCAACTTTTATATCTTTACTCAAAGCATCTTCAATTATTTTTTGAATTTCTCCTCTACTTTCTGGATCATCAACTTTATCAACAGAAGATACAATAGCTTTCTTTATAGCTTTTTCTTTAAGATAATCATTTGTTTGTGTCAATAGATGGTCATAGTTTCTTGTTATATCATAGTCTATCAAATCTACATCTGAAAGAGTTTCATTTGTATCATCTGTATTTTCAATTGAATTTATTATTATATCTCGTTGTGGTATATCTTTATATTCTAAAAAATGATTTATAGTAAATTCAAATATATTACCAACAGATGTATCATCAAAGTAATCTTTTTCAAAGACAGATGAAATTATTGCTAAATATTTTTTACTACTCAACATACCTTTTATTATTAATTTTTCTAAAAATTCTGAATCTAATCTTTCCTCCATTCACACTCCCCTATATTATAAAATCTTCCGCTGCAAAGAAATTTTCCGTATATATTTCAAGCCAATCCTCTCGCCATTTGACTTGGTTACATTCTTTTAATACATAACTATTTGTATCATAATCAACTGAATAAATCCGTTTTTTTATTGTGGCTATTTTTCCAGTATAAAATATCATACTAGATATTAAAGTCGGGTGATCCATTTTCTTTAAATCATTTTGACGATATATTTTTGCTTCTGATAGTATTTTTACTTTATCCCCAATTTCAAATAAAAAATCACTCATATTTTAAAATCCTCTTTTGATAATATACTGAATATTTTTTCTTCTTTTCTACAATCAC